CGACGCCCGCGCCGCCGCCGCCCGCGCCGCCGCCGCCTACGCCGCCGCCTACGCCGCCGACGCCGCCACCTACGCCGACACCGCCGCCGCCGACACCGCCGCCTACGCCGCCCGCGCCGCCATTGCTCCCATTAATTTTCAGGCATTGGCAGAGCAGGCACTAGCATATTAGTAGGTGGTGAGATATGCGGAATCTATGGAATGATAACACCGGGCAGGATCTAGTCGAATACTCCTTGGTTGTGGCTGTCCTAGCTCTAGCCCTGTTGTCCACACTCTCACAACTTACCCATGGCATCAGTAGTTTGTACACCAATATGACTGGTAGGTTGACTGGTGTTGAGTGGCCTGATAGATAGGTGTAAAGATTACATGGAGACATCATGATTCGATACAGACTTGTCCATTCCAGGCTACAGGTACAGGTACCCTACGATGCCGATTGGGTTGTTGAAGCTCATCGGCTCAAGGGCAGGTACCGTAGCCGTACACAAATGTGGAGCTTTTACCGGCAGCAATATCTTGATGTCGCGGCGGCAATCCACAAGGTCTTCGGGGTAAAGTGGCCTACCCCAACTGCTGAAAAAGACTAAGTTTCAGGCCATTTACAGTGCATTTACACTATCTTTGGAGGTGGTGTTATGGTGCGACCGTGGGAACCTGATGACATACACTTGCACGAGTCTTTGGCGTCTCGCCTACTCATGCGGGTAGTGCCTGAAGGTAGCCTTGAGTGTTGGTTTGAGGGATACACTGATGGCACCTTCGGCGTAATTGAAGTGTCTGGGGATTGGCATCTGGTGCATGTGGCCAGCGGGCTACGACTGCCGGGTGCCCAATATGCCTCATTGGAAGCAGCAAAGAAAGCGGCTAGCAGGATCGGCACTCTACCACTAGACTGGTCAAGGGTGTGTCCATTCAATGGGGCTACTCATGAACTACAGGACCGGTATAAGGGGCTGTTATGACTATGCCTGAAATCAGAAAGCTAGAATATCGAGCTAACTGTCTACTCAGTCATCTAGAGCAGTCTGTCCAAACAGTTGGCTATTGGACAGGGTTACGAGCCCACCCGTATCCCCCGGATATCCAGAAGTCCATTAGGGCGACTGGGAAGGTGGCTACTGACTGTATGCTGGCGGACTACCAGCGGATAACTGGGCTGCTTCAGTCAATCATCTCCAAGTTGGAGATGGAAGAATATCGTACAAGATCGCATGGAGATACTCCAAAGATATCAAGGGGGGCAAATGGTTGAGTTCCTATCCAAATTGTGGTGCAGATTGTTCCACCATCGAATCATGCACCCAATATTGGGCCACTACAGGTGCTCTCGGTGCTTGCGGCGATACCCTGTGATATGGAACTAGCCCCGGTGTAATCTTTACATTCGGAATGTAGGCCAGTCCCATCCGATTTTTCTTGACTCTGACTCTCCACAGGGATAGTCTGGAGTCGTGGCTGTCAAACCTAAGCCCCACTCGGGGCGTAACAAAAAGAGAGGATCTATGAGCGAATTTGAAGCGGAAGCCCCCGCAGTGGTACTGCTGTCGGCTTCTCAACTGTTTCTGGGTGAAAACGCACGGTTCTCACTCAAGACGAACCATGTGGATGAACTCAAGGAGAGCATCCGGCAAGAAGGGGGGATCAACACCCCCATCGAAGTAGAGGAACTCCTGGAGCCAACCGAGGACGGCAAGACTCACAGTGTCACTGTGGGGTTCCACCGGGTAGCGGCGATCATTGCTCTGAACGAAGAGGTTGCGGAAGAAGGTAGGGAGTACCTAATTCCAGCCACTGTCCACAACTGCGTGGATGATGCTGAGCGGCTCCGGCGCCAGTCTGTGGAGAACATTCGGCGTAAGGATCTCACGCCGATGGACAAGGCTGTCGTCATCCGTCGCATGCTGGATGCAGGAATCAACCGTGAGGAAATCCGCGCTACCTTCTCGGTTGTCGGTGGCCGCAAGGGTACAGCGGTTCAGCCCGCCAGTAACTCTCACATCAACATGCTGGTGTCATTCTTGGATTTTCCAAAGAAGATCCAGACCAAGATTGACCAGGGTCTCGTGGGCATCGGCACTGCGTATGAACTCCACAAGGCCCCCAGGGACAAGTGGGAAGCCATCCTGGAACGGGCGGAAGCGGCCCGCATGGCTCAAGTGGATCGGGAGGAAGCCGACGAAGCAAAGCTGCTGAAGAATGAGGAGAAGGCCCAAGCGGTAGTCACCAAGGTCGAGACGGCCAAGACTGAATTGGAAACGGCACGGGCGGAAGCCGAGAAGGCGGAAGCCGAACGCAAGGCTAAGGCTGATGCGGCGGCAGAGGCATACCGTGTGGCCAAACTGGCCAAGGAGAAGGGAGAGAGGGACGCAGCTACTGCCGCCTACCAGGAGGCCGAGAAGGAGTCCAAGGAGGCCGAGAAGGCAGCTATCAAGGCTGAGGGCACGGTAGCCAAGCTGGAAAAGAAAGTCCAGAGCACCACGGAAGCGGCGGCAGATCGGGCGAAGAAACTGATCGAGGCCCGCAAGAACAAGAAAACTGGCAAGAAGGGTCCGGATGCTGCTGATATCCAGCGGGCTGCGGCAGAGGAAGGTGTCGAGAGTCAGTATGTCCCTCTGAAGGCGGGGGAAATGCGCAAGGTGGTGGAGGATCTGTGCCTGCCGTCCGGAGGGTACCTGAAAGTGCAGAAGATTGGCGAGGCGCTCAAGGCGTGCTTCGCAGGGATCACGACGGATAAGCAGTTGTTCACCGCTCTGGCCAAGATCACCGGCGAGAGCAAGAAATAGGGCTATTCGGATTGTTGTGTGGTAGTCCACACTCAAATCCGAAATAAGGAAAGGTGAAATGAGAAAGAGATCCATCACAGATCACGTTGTAGAGACGGACTCTGCAACCCAATTGACCATCTCAGTGGTTGACGATCCCGGACAGGGGGGTGCAAACCACGAATACCACATCGACTGGGTGGGCGATCAGGTTTGGAAGAACGAGAAGTCCAACTTCGTCCACATCAGCTTCCAGAACGGTCCAATCAAAGAGTTTGGAATCAACGGTGTCACACAGGAAGCGTTGCTGGCAGTCGTCATTGATCGCCTCCGCTGTTTTCAGGCTGGCCCGTTCCCCTGTCGGGACAACGCTATCGCCCTGTCGTATTGCGAAGATGCGTTGATGTGGCTACAACGCCGCACCAGAGAGCGGATCAAGCGGGGCGTGGAAGGAACGAACCAGAAATAGCAGTTCATCCTAGGGGATGCCCGGTTGCCTGAAAGATGGCAACCGGGATTTTTTGTGTCTGTGTGGGTAGTTTCTAGTCTTTCCATGGGAACAGAACTGCGGTGTCAGGGTCAAGTCTACTGTCCTGGTAGGGGTAGGAATAGATGGTGTCACCTTGAAGATTCCACGCTTGAGATTCCCACCCGGCCATCGCTGGAACGTATGCTGCCCCTATGATGGGGAACTCGTCAGAGGGTTCGAGGGACACCACCCTGACACGAACGCCTTTGTTCGTTAGCACTTCAGTCATTTCCCCTCCTGACGGGACTGAGGAGTACTCATGGCGAGGTCGATTGCTCCTCTAGGATCTACCCCCAATAGTGGAGAGTAGCCGGGATGGAACCCCCCTTCCCAGCAAGGTGTATCCTGGTATTCTCCATCCACATATACTCCAGAGGCTCGGTAGAATGGGCCATCCTTGGAGAACAACCAGTCCAGCCGTGCCCGATCTGTCTCCAGTTCCTTTTGCAGATTCGCTAGCTGATCACACTCACCGATGACTGTGAGTATTGCAGCAGCACACTTGGATATGTAAGCATTGAGGGTATTCAACTGATCTATGGCCATCCCCGCCGCCTCTAAGGCGGTACTAAGCGGATCGACACTGGGATTTGCGCTCCGATCATGTTTGTGTGGTGTAATCTTTACAGTCATAGCCTGCTCATCTCGCATCATGACCATGCAGGCTCCATCGAAGGTCTGGTAGTACTTGGGTGGCACGTAGACAATGCCCCGGTAGTGGCCTGCCGCACACCACTGGCCCATTATACTGTCCCATGTAGGCAGTTTCTGGAACCCGTTGGGCTTCAATGACTCTGCTATCCAAGTTAGTATCTCAACTGCCCTGCTTTCATCCAGTAACTCTGACATAAGTCTCTCTTTCTGTTCTGGTTTGTGAGGCCGGACCTTACGACCCGGCCATCGTTGTTTGAGCCACGGGGGACGTATCATCTTTTGCGGTCTGGTGTGCGGAGCTTGAACTGTCCACACCATTGATCCGGTCTGGTGTAGGGGAATTCCCACTGGGAGGTTAGGGATTGGATGAATCGTGGCGGCAGTAGTCTGCACTCAGAGTCTTCAGCCGAGTAGTACTGGCACCTGCCACATGTTTTGAGTCTAGGGTTACTACCGCCGTTCGACAATGGAGATGTCATCGTACCCTTCCACTCCCGGCAGGGATTCCGTGTAGTCCTGGTTGTCCCGGTGCATCTTGTTGAGCACCGAAGTGTTAATGGTGATGAGATCCGATGGGGCCTTGCTGTCTGCCACAGCCCTAATGAGTAGATCGGCATCTACCACCCTGACCCTTCTGGTAGTTCTAGTGGTGCTGCCGGATACCACAACAGGCTTTTCCACCACCACTGACTGGGCCTCAATAGCCTTAGCCCCCAGGTGCTCAAGTTTCCGTTCAAGTACCCTGCGCTGGGCGGCACTTCTGGCAGCAGCCAACTGCCGTTCCGCCTCCTCTGCCTTCTCCTGAATCCTCCGGTCCTCCTTCTCCTTCTCCATCCGCTTCCGGTCGATTTCCCCCTGTTCCTTGACCCGGTATTCCCGCATCTTGCTACGTACTGTAGCCTCCGACGCCGCAAGCGGGTCCATCATCTTCTTTCGGACCCCGTTCAACAAAGCCAATCCTGCTTTGATGGGCTTGATGATCTCATCCAGCTTCATCGGGGCCGTCCGGGAGACTTCACGAATCCCAGTAAGTAAGCTATCCGCTTTGGCATAGTCATGCTCAGTCTCAATTTGGAGTTCCGCAGCGCGGGTAATCAAACCCCCGGTGAGTTCCCCTGTTTCCCGCTGGACTCGTGCCAGTTCAGCCGATGAGATGATTTCGGTGACCTTTGCGGTCTTGATGTCTTTCGTTGTGTCTTTTGCTGCCATGCTATTTTCCCCTTTGTAGTCTTTACTCCTACGCCTCAGAAGATCCTGTCAATAACCTCCATCAGGTAGGCTTCCTCGATCTTGCCGCCCTTTTCCTTCAGGAGATCCAGTACTTGCTGGAAGTAAGCCGCATCTACTCCTATCATCTGATCCTCCATGACAGCCGGGTTCATCAGATCCAGCTTGTTCAGATCCCAAGCCATCTTCACGTATTGCCCAGCGTTGATGTTCCACCCTCGGTGTATGAACTTGCGAGTGCGGATGATGGAGCACAGGGGGTACTTTGATCCGCCCATGTACTGCAAGTTCTTGGCGAGGATGGATTCTAGGGCAGCCGGAGGAAGGGTGAGGGTGCGCGCCGCTGCATCCCACACACAAGTGCAATGAACGAAGTCATAGTTCTTGTGGATCTCTTCCGCAGTGCCGAAGAGTCGTATAATCAGTTGGATCTGATCGGATAGGGTAATAGCGTTTGTGGTGAGGAACACGGGCCGGTACTTTGGCTTGTCCTTGGTGCTGTCCGATTCCTCCGCAGCGGGTATTACAGCATCCACGAACTGCTCCGCGTCCGCTGGATCAGCCTGTTCAAAGTACTGATAGTCATCCGCGCCACTCTCCGATGCGATGCCGGCCGATTTTACAACCACCCGCACACGATCAGGGTCGGTGTCATCCACCCGGATAGCTACCAGTTTTTCAGGATGATCCTTGAACTTGGCTGGTGGATTTACCTTCCACTTGTCAACATAGTAGTTGGCTACCTTCAGTACTGTGCTCCGAGTCTTGAAGTAGATGTCATAGTCGTTGGGCTTTTCCCCCATCAGGAGAGACGTGATAGCCCCCCCCGTAATGATGGCGTCATCCCTGACAGCCTTGCGCACTGCATCATCCTCGATGGAGTCCGTGAATTCTTTGAACTTCTTGGCTAGTACAGCCTTAATCGTCTTTGCTCTCATGGGTGCTACCTTTCTGTAATCTTTACACCTTCACCAAAGCGCTGATGCACTCTGATCGGTGTATGATAACTGGCTTACCCGAGAAGTTGAATACGTCTGTCTCTATTGCCCCATCATTGACAATTCTGGGCATCAAGATAATACCCCTCTGCATCAGGTTGCCCACTGGTAGAAGTATAACTGTCTTCCCGTTGGTGACTGCCTGTACGTTATGGGTTACGCAGGCACTACACAGAGGGTACACAGTTACACGGTGGGAGGAATAGAGTCTGACTGGGTAGTCTATGTCTCCCATCTGCACCTTTGGGGTGTCGCTCATACCTCTTCAACCTCCATCCCGAAGGTAGACCCCAGACGCCGGGCTAACTTTTTGGCGTGCTGATGGTCGGCAATGGGGTGAATGGAGCTATGCACGAGGTAGCACTGATCCGCTGGACTCCAGGCATTCACCAGTATCTCTGACCACTGGTTATCCTTGTTCCCTCGGCGTATGACTGTCAGATATGATGGGTGGATAATCAGTTCATTGAGGATGTCTCGCATTGGGCCAAGTTGGTCGAGTGTGCGCATGACAGAGTAGAATACTTGGGGTCCAATATTGGGGTAGGTCCTACTCATCCTCCTCCCCCTCCCCATTAGGTTTGGTGATGCGCAGTGTCCATGATTCAGATGTGGTTGTGGCCGCACAGATGACAGAGGGGGGAACCCCCAGATCTAGCAGGAGGTTCTTTTTGAGGCTTGACCGGCTGGTTGAGAACTGCCGCAACCGGATATCCCCTACCATGAATCCCACTTCTGTCTTATCCCCTACAATGGCCCGTATCTTGGCTGCGAGGTCAGCCTTCTGGGTTGCAATCTCCTTCTCTTGGGATAGCAACTCTGTGTAGATAGTTGTGTACCCCCTCAACTGCTTTCGTTTGAGTGGGTTGACTATCACCCGTTCAATATCGGGGAGCACTTCAGATTCGAACTCTTTGTTTGCCATACAAGTATGGTATAACATGTATGTCTGAGAGTCAATGGTTTCCATTCGATTTTTCTTGACTGCTGTGGCAGTTATTGAGCATACTGGAATTGAGAGAGGGGAATGACGATGAATCACTTGACGATCTGCTCGCACTGCGGCAGGATAGTGCCGGTTGCTCCCGGCAACTGCCTGTTGTGTGGCACTGCCTTTGCCACTGAGGTCCTTGTGCGTGATGTAACGCTGCAAACTGGCACCGTTGGGGAACGGCGCCTCAGGTGTAATGATTACACTACTTGGGCAGGTCGCCCCATGTGTCAGCCGATACAGCAGACGCTTTGATCGGGACATTGAGACGGACACAGTTCTCGAAGTCCCAGGTGATAAGCTCTGATAGATCCTCTACCACGTCCTCACGAGCCTCAAATAATAGCTCATCGTGAATCTGCAATAGGGGGTGTACAACCTCGTACATCCCCTCAGCTTCTAGTTGGTCATCCCCTTGAGCCATAACTAGCTTGATGGTGCCTTGTGCTCCTGATTGATACGGGAAGTTGCCCACTTCTCGTAGCGCTGCCGATACCACCCACTTCAGCACACTTCTCACTGCTGCCACATGGAGTATACGGCCCCACATGTCATATACATACCCTAGCTTCTTGGCTATGGCATGGTTGTGTAGCCTGTCAGCCATCACGCCGGGGTACTTCCGGTAGAAGGCGTCAATGAGAGATTGGCAGTTAACCTCATTCCACAAGGATTGAAACTTGCGGCATGTGTGCTTGGTGCCCTCTAGGCCGCAGTTGGCACATATAATGGGCATCTGTTCCAGTAGCCCTGGTGCGCTCACGTCATAGATAGATGCGAGTACACAGGTCTTGGCTGGGTACCGATGATTCATCTTATGCACATGCGGATAGATCCACTTGCCGTTCTCGTCCTGATATCGATCATCCTGTAGGTGGAAAGCTGCTATAGCAAAGTCAGAGTAGATATCCTCTTCATTCTCATAGACCCTGATTAGATTAGGGTCTTGGCTACAATGTGCTGCCAGTCTGGGCTCAATCTGGCTTTCATCAACTGATACGAACTTCCACCCCGGTCTGGTGACGAACCCCTTGCGGATCTCCCGACCCCGATCAGTTCGGCTAGGCATGGCCAACAGGTTAGGATCAGTGCAGGACAATCGGCTACTGGGTACCCGTGTGTACTTAAGATTGGGGAACATACGCCACTCACCGAGAGCCACCCGGCGTGCCAGCTTTGGCATGGGCCGCACATACGTGCCCAGTAGTTTGCTCAGTTCTGCAAACTCCAGCATCTTGGGCACTACGGGGTGGTCATGCTGGATAGCTGTGAGTACCTCATCCTCAACACTTTCCCTGTCCCCGGAACCAGTCATTTTGGGCCGTGCCTGTTTTAGCCCTAAGTGCTTGAATAGTAGCTCTGACTTTTGATCCCCGGAGTTAAGATTGCAGTACCGGCCAGTCATGGAGCGGACCTCCTCAGTGATCCGCTCCATATCATCCACCAAGGTCCTCTCCATCCTGGTGAAGTGGCCCAAGTCCACCATCATTCCAGCCTGAGACATGCGGATTATCATGGGCATGGCTCCGGAGTCCAGCCTCTCAATGTTCTTGAGGCTGGGGCCGTTGCCTAGTAGTCGGACTCCATTGTAGCAGCGCTGGGGCATTAGACTGATCTCATTAAATTCTAGTTGCGGAGACAGAGCATAGTTCTGGATGGAGAGCCAGTACTCGGTATGGGTGGCCAGTTCTGCCTATTAGATACCCCAGCGTGCGTCCATTCCTGTGCCTATCTATGAGTACCAGTATCATACTAGGAGACACTCGCACTCGAATCATCTCTCTATCTCCAGATGGGATAGTCCAGGAGTCCATCCCAGAGGCTTGAAAGTGACTGTAATGTTTACACCAGCAGGAATCTCAAACCCGTGAGCTTTGGCAGCCTCCTGCAAGTGCCTCCAATCTGTGGGTTTGATCCACTCCATTAGGTTGTAGCAATCTCTGTGCTCTTGGCAGATTGGTTGCCCCACTAATTTAGTAGTCTCGGTGGTCTGGGCGATTGTAGTAGATGCTTTCCGGTAGTCCTTCATCAGATCCTCATATTGGGAAATGATGATGTTGGGTACCAGATTGTTTCTGTACATCAGCGAAGAGTTCTGCACCAGTTCCCGATTAAGGGTAGGCTCAATGACCCCCACTGTTCGGATTGTGGGCACTTCGATGACTGGAACCCACATGGACGGTTTGATGCACAGTGGGTACTGGCACTTGGTCATCTTGTCTTCTCCGCATAGATCCTCTCTAGAATCTCTTCTTGCCGATCAGATAAGGACTTACCATCGTCTAATTGCTCAATGATGGATTGTACAAAATCCTCTTCCCATTTGGTTAGACCCCGGCCGTCTGTCTGGATGAGATCGGCCCAATCATGTAACATGGCTTTTGAGTACATTGCTATCTATCTCCTCTCCAACACTCCTGCGGTTTCCTTCGTACTAACTTCCTCATGGCCTTGAGAACTGAGTACAGCCTAAGTGTGGCATCCGCGTCACGGCAGGCATAGTGTATCACTTTCTCAAATGGGGCGTAGGTGATGCACTTTCCAGGATACTCACCACACTTAGATTCGATCTCTTCCCAACTGTTATCCCAGTTCTTCCATGCCTCAAATGGGTCCTGTGTGCTGTCTTTGCCATATGCTGTGAGGAACCGTTTGATCTTGGTGCTCATGGCCTGCGGCTGGTGTTCCTTCTCACTGCCATCAGCCTCAATGGTGGTTGTCTTTGCGGGTTTGGGCCACTCCTGAAGTAGCGCCTCCCGATAGTAGCTCAGCACCTTTGGCAGAGCGTAGGGGGTTACAAGATCATCGAAATCCTGCATCTTCATGGCCAGTTCTCGGAAAGCTAGAGCCTTTAATCCTTGAGGTAGGTTCCCTAGATGGAAGGCTAGAGCCATGGTGTCTTTGATTAGCTTATTGGGGAATCTCAGCCCCATTTGTGCCACCACCTGCGCATCATACAACCAGTGATGAAACAAGATAGGCCCTCTCCACCTGTCCAGATGAGACTGAAATGCTTGCAGGCATCTTTGATTATCGGCCCGGATCATGTATCCAGTACCCGGCTCAACACTGAATGTTAGGCAGAAGGGCTTCTTTCTCCGTGTGCTCTCTGTATCACAAGCGAGTGGCATCTTCCACATGCCACCAAGAAGTGCGTCAATATCAGATGGTTCAGAAATATCAGCATACTGCTCATCCCCGTCGAACTCATCAAACGGCAGTTTCAGGGTTCCCCTGATGTACCGCCTGAGCCTATCCCAATCATTCCTGATTAGGAGCATCTTCTTAGGCTCGTGGATTCCCCCAGCCGGATGGTACATGGGGAATGCCAAGCCAAATCGCGTGGCTACTGGGAACCCATGCTGCAACTCCAGATTGATGCTGGGATCAATGGCGTAGCAGGCGAACGCCCCCATGGGGACAATCAACTTGTAATGTTTACGCCGGATTTCTGGGTACAGGTGGTGACCGGCGCATGACTCTAGCAGTTGTACATCAGCCTTCTTCTTCAGATCTAGTTTGCCCTTGTAGCGATCGGGCAGGCAGGCTATGGAATTGATTATCCGTACCCGTTGACGATTCAATCCGGACAGTGGTAGGTAGTGATGATTTACTTCCTCCCCCGTCTTGCCAACGAATACCCGTCCCTGCCTGTCTTCATCACGGCCCGGAGCCTCACCAATGAATAGATAGTCCGCATCCTCAGGTCCATCAGGGCCGATGCAGGTATTCTTGGCTGGGCAGTCCGGGCAGCGATTCATGACTAGAACTCCCCGTCTAGAGGCAAAGGCAACTGATCGTCAGACCTAGGCCACGTGGTGGTGCTCCATGTAAATGTGGGATCAGCACAGGCTCTATACGCTTTGACCATCTCCCACTCATTGTCTGTTATATGGTGGAAAATGACCCCACGAAGTTGTACAAACCCCGTAGATCCGGATAACCCTTCAATGAGTTTCTCCCCGATTGGCGCTGACTGCCACTCCCCATTTATAGTGGAAGAATCGGGCAGTCCCATGAATTCAGGCTGTCCAACAGATCCAGGTAGTGTGGTATATCCTGACTCAATCACTTCCTCCTTAGACCCGCTGATCTTGCCGCCTGTTTCATCCTTACTCATCACACTCTCCTTTCTTCCTTTCTCCAGATACAGCTTCAACTCTCTCTCGATGTCCCTCAAAACATCCATCATGGTTTCCATCCTCTTATCTCCTTTACAATGCTGATTGCTGTTTTGGGTCCGACTCCTGGCACCCGCAGGAAGTCTGACTCTTCCCCATTTGCAAGTGCTCTTGGTGTCTTGAACACTCGTGCTGTGTCCTCAGATAGCTTCTCTCCAATTCCCTCCAATTCCTTAGCCCACCTACGTACTAGCGAGGGCTTACCCAGCAGTGATGGCAACTCCTCATGGTGCATGGTCTTCATTGCTGTGTGATCCTTCCACCGCTTCTGGAAGTAGTGGTAAATCTCGCAGATGTTGTAAGCTGAGTGGGTGATGTCGTGAGAGTAGATGACCGGAGTACCCGCCAACTCCACTGATAGTAGGTACCTGTATAGCTTAGAGTACATGACCTCCCGGCCTCCCCGCTTGTAGTACCCCCAGCTTGATCCTCCGTTGTAGCCCTCCACCAGCAGGCCAGTCTGAATATTGGCCCTCCACATCCCCTCAATCAGCACGAACCGCTGACTGTAAAGTTTACGCATCCCAACTAGTTGACGACCGGCGAGTCTTGAACTGTCAATGCACTTCAGTATATCTTGCAGAGTCTTGCGCTCTATCCCAATGAGCATTTCTCCATGAGGCCCGTTGCCCTCGAAGGCGAAGTCACCAAACGGTAATTGCTCCAACTGGGCAGGCACACCCATGCGCTGGATGATGCCCAACAGCTCTTTGCTGCCGGTTCGGGAGTCAACGAGAATCACTAGTACCCCCAGTCCTCCAGTGGAATGTGAGGATACACCACACTCACAAGGCTCTGGAAGTTGCATTCATCCCCCCACAACTCAGTGCCCACCAAGGCTCGATTAGCCTTGCAGGCCATAATCTTGATGCCCCACTGTTGAGGCACTTCCTTGCGCTTGTCATTGACGTAGGCGGGCTCATACAGGTGGCGAATCTGAAGATGCCACAGATAGTCCTGATCGGCAAATCCCTGTCGGCTGTAGCTCTTCCCATCCCACTCCCGTACTTCCTTGCCATCCTTTAACTGGGGGGTGCCGTCTGGATTCAGGAGCGGCCTGTAATCTTTACTGATCTTGTTGGTGGCGATGACAATCTTACCGGAGTCAAACGCCCGGTTGTACATGGCCCGGCGAGCGGCATTCACGTTAGTGTACATGATACTTGGGATTTGGGTGAGCTTCCCAAACTCAGCAAGCCGCTGTAGCTCCCAACTGTCGCTATCTCCGTCAATCACTACCGTGAGTGAATCCGGATTGGCGAGAGCATCCAGGTACTCTTTGTAGAACTCCCGCCAGTAGTCCAGGAAATCTGACTGTCTTGCTTGACCGGCCTTGGGTAGCAGCACCACCTTGAATCCGAAGTCAGATCGGCGAGTCACTGGTGGATTAGGATTATCAAACATCCCGTCGAATCCACGATCCAGGCAGATTACTTGCCCTGGACCGGGGGCGCTACAGGCAAATTCGGTCTTGCCACTGTTGGCTGGACCGTCCGTGCCTATCATGATACGCTTCTTGTTTTTGCGCCCCTGGACAAGCCTTACTTGTTCTGGTAGATTGTATCCCCCCGTGGTGAATGATCTAGGTAGTTGTTTAGTTGGCGTCATATCACATCCATGATTTTGTCAGTGAGCAATTCCTCATCAACGCAACTGCATGAGTTAGCTTGTACAACCGCAAGAACCCTGTCACGGAGTTGACAGTATGGGTGATCTTCAGTCAGTACAAATACTCTTCTGCTGTTTGCAATATCAGCACAGGATGTAGCATCTATGTATCCTTCAGGGAGTAACACTTGCATCCTAGGGTCCGCCTTAACCGACATCGTATTCTTGGGCTTGGTCACATTTCCCCCAGTATTGCCGCTTCTCTCTCTTTATAGTCCCGGTACTCAGTCATCAGATTCCAGTTGGAGTCAATTTCTTCCTGAGTGAACTCGATCTCCCAGCACAGATTCTTGGGACTGATGGGATAGGAGTAATCCCCACACAGGAACAGGACGTGGAGCACTGCTAACCGAGTATTGAGCGCCCGGCAGTATGCCTTGATCTGGGCTAACCACATCCACTGGCTAGTCAAATCTCCACCCCTAACCACTGTGTTGATGCTCTTGTAGGTGGTCTTAACCTCATGGACTACGGGCACAACCCTAGCCTGATGATCTGTAAAGATTACATCCAGGGACTCGCCATCAGGGCTCATGTAGATGCCGTCCACTTCCAACTCTCTGGGGTGGTCCTTGACTCCCAGTCCCCCCAGTATGATAGGGATGTAGAACTGATCCCAAGCCATTCCAATGAGGATACGAGTGATCTGCACCGGATCTGTGAATTCCCGGATATCGATCAGTTTCAGATCCTCGGCTACCTCTTGCCGTAGTATTCCTGTTTCAACAGCGATGCACCGTATGATGTTAGACACATGGACCCCAACTGAGCGTGGAATCTCTGGCTTGGGGAGGAACAGATCAATATCTACAGGGGTGACTGTCATATCTTTATCCATGAAAATGGGTGGGTCCGTAAACCCACCCATCCCATTAGCTGGCCAGTACCTAGGCTACCGGTTTAACCATGATGCCGGCCGCATTGAAGCCGATACCGTTGATGATGGAGTTGAGAGAGGCAACGTCAGCGAAGTACGTCTCAACTACCGAGTTGGCGACTTCCTCACCGTACGTCTCAGTGAGGTACTTGAGGGTGTTGACCCTCAAAGACGACTTGGCAACACCGTTGGGATTCTGGCCTAACACTGTGGCCAACCCGTCAGTGGCGTATGCCGCCAGAGTTTCCTCGTCTAGCGCTTCTGGCTCAGCCGCAGGAGCCGGGACCGGCTTTGCCGGAGCCTTGACAGCCGGTTTGACGGGAGGTTTCACTCCGGGCTTGGCCGCAGCCGGAGCCACCTTGGCCGGAGCCTTGATCCCGGCCTTAACAGGGGCCTTCGCCGGAGCCGCCTCAGGAATCCCGCCAGTCCCCTCCCAAGGCTTGCCGTCTTCCTTGATCTCGGTGACAATGGCAATCGTCCCGGCCTTCCTCTCCTCGGTGACTTCCGCCGTCTGACTCTTGAACCCGGCACGCTCCTGAGGCTCCGGCACGTTGGTCATGTGGACGTGGATGCCATCCAGCACCGACAGGTCATTGGAGGCCAATCCAGAGGGCATACCAGAGTCGTGCAGACTCTTCAGCAGCATAGCCCAGTTGGTGCTATTGTTGAGAGTTCCTCCGGTGGCACCCGGAATCCGTACCAGACCCTTGCCGGTGTCCGGGTTGGGAGCGAACACTTTGTCCGCATTGCTGCCCATGGAGTAGAACTGGTCACGGGGCTCTGCTGCTGGGTCTGTCAGGGAATGGGCCGTAATCATTACACCCAGACGGGGGGGTCCAGCAGTCTGCCCGTTCTGTTTGGTTGCCTGGAACATCAGTACGTTAAACGTCAGTGCGTAGTCTCCCTCAGGAAGACCACCACCGGCTGTGTACATTCCAAGGTCCAGGAAATTCACTTCAGCGTTTGGTGTCATGCGATTGATACTTTTCCTTTATGCGCGTGATCTTAGATCGCATCGCGGTTATAGAGATGCCCACGTTGACTAGCGCCTCATCCACCACTTGATCGGTGTGGATTCGTCGCCCCATGGTTTCACTCAACAAATCAAGGCGTCTCCTAATTTCTTCCACTTGGGATGTCATGGAATCCCATTCGTAGCTTTCTAATATCTCCCTAGCTGTAGCTGTTGCCATTACAATCTCTTCAAAGGACGGGGGAGCACCTCGACCTTCTTAAAGAATCCGTGAAAGCTCTTGGGTGCGAGGTGCCTGAATTTAGGCAGGAACCACTCTAGATGATCGTCACCTATGAAGTTCTCACATTGGTCCACTTTGGACCGCATACCTCTCCCAAATATCTGTACCATCTTCTGCATTGCTTCGTATGCTCTGTACTCTTTATCTACTTCCTCCCTTGCCTTTAGGATCTTACTGGGTGGTGAGAATGGTATCTTGCAAAGAAACTGCCACTCACAGTCACTCATCGGAAAATTGTAACCAGATGCCACTGATGGACTTACCAGGATAGTCCCAGGTGCGGACATGCGGAACTCATCAATAGCTTCAGTTGGGGCCTCACCTTGAGGGTTAATCATCATCCGGTCATGGAATCTGCTGTGGGCGCAAACCTCATCGCGGCGGGTGAATGATACTGTCTGGACGATACCCTTCCGGTCTTGCCTAGCTGATGCGATCTGATCGTGCCTTGCCCAAAGAGGTCTCAGGTCAGATTGTCTAGAGTCCACCCGCATGGTAGGAATCCAGTAGATAGGGCACCGGCTATGGTCAAAGGTGGAATCAAACTCAATGAAGTCGAACTTATCCGCAGTCTGCCCCAGCATGTACATGGTCTTGGGACGCAGGGTAGCAGAGATGATGATGACCTTTGGAATCCCCAGGAATAAGGTGCTTTCACTATATCGGGCCACACTGATGGGGTCGAATTTGAACCCCTTGGGAGTCTCTTCCACAACCCAATCGGATGGCCTAGCCACTGACAGGACCGCCAGCCGCTTAGCCAAGTTGCGCATGTGGGTGTAATGTTTACACCAGGATATCCTCGGATTTGGAACTCCAGCTATGCGGGATTGCGCCATTGTCATTTCAGCCATAGCCTTAATACGCACTGGTATAACCCAGTTCTTCCAGGATTGGAAGTCTAGGGTGTCACCACCCACTGGGAAGTCCATTCCCAGAGTTTCCTCAATCTCCTTGTGGTTGAGTTCCACCTGCAAGGCCGATGCCACTGCATCAACACACTCATGGCCCTCATCGAAAATCACCTGCTGGAAATGAGCCATGCCCTGCCCATACTTCTTTGCCGCTGTCCATTTGGCGTAATTGGTGACAACCAGCATTGAGGTAGCCGCCCGCATTTCGGCTTGGCTGGAGGGGCAGGCAATGGACCCCTTGAATGAACAGTTTGACGCATAGCCCTCTTCACAGGTGCATCCCGGTCTTGACCCACAATCATAGTTGCGCCTACCCCGAATGTCGGTGAGTCCGATAGCTCCAAAGTCGGCCATCAACTGATCCTGCAATCCTCTAGAGTTCGTGACAATGCACGTTGGAACTTTGGATAATAGTGCAGCAGCTATGTAGGCTGGAGACTTGCCACTTCCAGTGGGGGCACAAATAGCAACAATGCGCTTATCACTATGGAGCATCTTCTCAATCATGGCCTCTTGGTTGGGACGCCATGAATCGAATTTCTCTGGAAGACCGGCTTCTCTTGGGGATGGGATGCTCACAGGACCAATGCTACTACAACTATGCCTGAGAGTCAATGGTCTTTTTTGGCAGCCCCTCTAGAGGGAGAGTGGGGATGGGCGGCAGGCCACGCCTGATCCGGATAACATTATCCTGAATCTCCCTGTGTACACGTCGGGAGTGTTCCCTGAGTACCTGTTCTTTCTGAGTGTCAATTTCGCTACGTCGTTCCGCTACAGCGTCAAGGAAGTCTTCCAGTGACATCCCCAGAGCTGCTGCCATGCGCTTTGCTACGGGCACTGAGGGCATACGCTCTCCACGCAGGATACGGCTCACATAACTCTGACTGAGATTCTGGGATAGAGCAATCGCATTCTGATTGATGATGGCCCCAGCAAAGACAATCTGGTTTCGCTTTGGTTTGTTGGGCACACATCCGGCAGGAATGCTCATGGAAATAGGTTACCCCAAGTATGCCTGTCTGTCAAGTTCTGAGGGCCACGGAGAGAGGAGCCGTGACCCTCCAGTCCAGCCTGCCAGTGGGGTGTATGGCATCTGGAAAGACTGTAAAGATTACACCTATCTGAAGCTACTTCTTTTCCGGCATCTCGGTAACCATCTTGCGTTGCAGGTCCAGTGAGCACCGCACCGGAGCGATGTTCACTGAAGTGCATGCAGCTTCTGCAAGCCGCGTGCGTTCCTGCTGGAGTTTTTCCGCCTCAGCCTGTAGGAGTTGCAGGCGGAGAGCAAGGTTTTCCATCTTGAGGGCAACCGTCTCCTGAATCGGTGCCTCTTTTACGGCCGGTTTCGTGAGTGGCGTAGCGGCCGATTTCGGAGAGTCTGCGGCCATCGCCATGATGGCCGACGAGAGTAATACGATGAGTAGTAGCATAAGTCAATTGCAAGTTATCGAAGTGATGAGCCCATGGGATACTGTTATACCAGCCAACCCGTTGCTGCACACCTGGGTTGTGTTCCCAGTATAGGTGTCAGCAAACGTAATTGGCGTCGAGTCACACACTGCCGTCCCGGTAGTGCTGATGCCTACAGCGTAGTACCCGGTGTTACATGCCGTAGGAGTGCTGCTAAAGATTGTGGCGGGCAGCATGGATGTGGTGATGGAGCCGAACTCTACCCCAGACGACCCTCCCATCAGGACAAGGCCAGGGGTCACCGCCTTGAAGCTAAGGGTAAGGGTCCCCGATGTGGTAACTGGAGATCCTGTCACGGCAAAGATGGCACTGGGTGCCGATAGGGCCACGCTCGTAACCGAACCCCCAGAGGTAGCATTACAGGCAGCCGATGCAGGCTGTAGGGTTCCATCAGAAGCAAACTGGGCACACATGCCGGATGTATATCCAGATGTAGTTTGGATGAGAGAGCCAGCACCCTGTAGAGAACCTGCTGCCACTTGCGCACGAGTTGCATATCCAGAAATCATCGAGAATGAGTAGTCTCCGGTAACTGGAACAACACTACCTGCCCGCCCGTTGAAGGCAGTAACGCCGGGAGTACCAGACCCCCCACCACAAGGAATTCCAGCATCGACCACGTTTCCACTTGCATCGATTGCTAAGCAATTACCAGAAGTGAAAGTCCCATACGCCATTTGAATTGTCGAGCTATCCCCATGCTTGTTGCCAGATGCTATCTGGGTAGCCACATTGATCGTGCCTGCAAGATCGGTAAAGTTTGTTGCTCCCCCCCCGCCGCCTCCAGAGGTTCCGGTAGCGTTAGTAATGAGTGCCCCATGGACTGAGGCAGTAGCCGTGCCCCTATCGTTTGCCCAATTCCATGCTTTTGCGTAGACTACGTCACCCTCGCTTAAAGCCAAATTTCCGACTATAGGTATCAGGGTGGAATATCCTGCAACTCCACTGCCCCGCACGAGCATGGTTCCGCATTTGTAAGTATCAGTTGGAGTCGAATTTATGTATAACTGAGCGCACACAAAATCAGCGTAGTCCCCATAGGCGTCAATCGTAGAGTTGACCAAATATGATCCGGTATAATCGGCGGTGAAAGTGCCGACCGAAGACGCTGACGTAGTGAGAGATATGCTTGTCACTGCTGTCCTAACATCCTGTGTTGTTGCTTCTGGAACAATTGCCGCCGTCGTCTGGATCGTGGCATCCGGAAACTTGATTCCCCCGGTAGTCGATTCCACAATTCCTGCCACCGCGACATTTCCGGTAATAGTGGAATCCCCCGTAACGTAAATGCCGCTCCCCACTGTCAGGGAGCTAGTTGCCGTCACGGCTCCTACGGCAGAAATACTCAGACGTTCGGTATTGGCCGTATAGAATCTAATCTGCGCCGCATCTGCTGCGGACAGGTAGAAATCCCCCACTCCTCTATGGGAAATTGCCGATACACCATTAGATCCAGAACTCCGGATGATGCGAAGTCCATAGTCTGTATACGTGTCATCTCCATGGAAGTCAATGTAGGAGTTCCGATCTCCTGTCAGGGTAGTGCCTAATTCTAATACTCCACTGGCCATTGTGGAATCAGCAATATAGGCTGTAGCTGTTGCTCTAAGCGTGCCAGTCACATCGAGTGTATAGCTTGGAGATGAGTTCCCTATACCAACACTCCCACCACTAGGAACTAGGGCTAAATTTCCCCACCCCGAACCAGTCCAGTGGAACATCTTTGCAACTGTCGAGCTAGATTGCACCGCAAAATATTTGCTGTAATCCGCTCCAGACACAAGAAACGCATCCGCGTTGTCAGTTCCCTTGACCACGTGGAGCGGTGCCTGTGGGGCTGCCGTGCCAATACCAACTGAACCTGTGCTGTAGTAGATGTTGCTGCCGGTAGTTACCCACTGACTGGACACCTTTCCGTTGAACGTGTTCCAGTCGGCAGAAGAAAGATACCCGGAAGACGATGCCCCTGATGCGGCCACTTGGATGGTGGTTCCTGATCCGATAACTGCCCCCGTCCCTCCGGTTATTGTTAGCACGGAAGACGTACTCTCGGACATGTTCCCCTTCGTCACGGCAGGTTCTTTCGCGTTGAACGTAGACCAATCAGTAGATGATAAATATCCTGCCTGTGAACCGCTCGCGGCCTTTACCTGGATCGTGGTGCCCGACCCCAGTACAGCGCCAGTCCCACCGGTGATTGTCAGGACGGAAGATGTAGTTTCCGACAATGCTCCCGATGTCAGGGAGATGGTGTGGACGGCATTACCAGTTCCGCTCTCGGTAACCGATACATTGGTTCCGCCTGCAATAGTCTGTGCTGTTTCTGAGCTACCATTGATGGTCTGGATGGTACCTGCCGTGCCCCCAGATTTTGTGGACCAGCTTAGATTTCCGGAACCATCCGTAGTGAGGACATACCCGTTCGTGCCGTCAGCATTCGGCCACACGTACACGGCATTCCCAGCAGCGGATTGGGCGGCAAACCCCACATATCCGCTGGATGAGCCAGACAGGCGCATTCCCCCTTTCACGTCCAGATAGGCTCCCGGAGACACATTATTGATGCCAACATACCCGTCTTCCGAGATGTATAACCGGCGTGGATAACTGGAGCCACCACGTGTGACTAGTGCAATCGCCCCCTTGGGGGTTGTGTGATCGACGTTGACGAACTCTATCCAGGCGTTGATATTCCCTGCTGAGTCATTATTGGCTACGGCAAAATAATTCCCAACGGTGCTGTCAGTATTCTGAACGTACACACCATAGGGAAACCCCACGGAAGTATACGATGAGTTGGTGCGGAAAAGCGCTGCTGTTTCGGCTGTGGTTTGAGCCACATGAAGCTTGTGGACTGGTGTGCTGGTTCCAATCCCAACGTTGCCGTTCTTATCTATTACCGCCAACGCCGCCCCAGCACTATTCCACCATTCCTGCAAATTACCAGTTTGACTTACAGCACCTTGCACAATTAACTGCGTCCAACTAGCCGTAGGATAATTTATTTTTACACCAGCGTCTGGAGTATGGAGATAAGCGGCATAAGTATTCCCAAATGACGTTTTCCCATTGACCGCAAACTGCAAACCGTTATCGCCTGCATTGTTACCGCTCATACCTATTGCTACCGAAGAAACATATGTGCTGATATTATAGCTGTCGCCAAAAGTAAGCGTAGGATGACCATTTATATTCTCTGAATTAAAGACCTTCCCTACTCCAGCCCCATTTACCATTGTCATTGACACATCTCCACTACCATCGCCGATTCTCACCAAATTTCCACTACCAGCCACGTTCAACTTTACCACTGGACTCGTTGTCCCGATGCCCACATTCCCACCAAGAACTGTATAGCCAGTTCCACTAGGGGTCAGGGTCACGTTCTGGTTCGAGCCTCCCGCCGCAAATGTCAATGCCTCAGTACCCGTGATGGAGCCTGTAGAAGTTCCTGTGCCGCCATCGGCAACCGCAACATCCGTACCGCCCACGCGATATACGTAGGCTCCCCCGATGGTGATTCCAGTTGGGATATCGGTCAGGGATTCCACATTGCCTGTGGATGCCGTTGCGCGGCCCAGCAAAACCCCGGAAGATACTGTTTGCATCTTGGCAAAGGTCACGGCATTGCTGGCAATAGTGGCGGCGGCTGACCCCGGACCGGATGCGGTTACGTCCCCCGTGAGCGCCGTGATGTAGTTTCCGGACGCTTGACAAGACCCAAACGATAGCACTCCCGCTCCACTAGTTTTTAGGCAGTATGTAGAACTGCCATCGGCAGTGGGGAGGGTCAGGGCAAGGTTGGCACTCAAAGTTGTTGGTGCCTTGATCGTGATACAGTGCCGGGTTGTTTGTTGGTCACAAAGTACCAACTGGTTGGACTGTGCGAACAGGGGGAGTGATAAAATAGCCACAAAGATAAGTTTCACGCTTTTGCTCCTAACACTGGCACTGCCGATAGCCACCAGTAACTAGACTTGCCTACAAACTGACATACAGAAGTCATATTGGGATCAGTTGGAATCACCGGGGGTATCTTGAAACTTGAATCCCATGCCACAGCATACCCAGTAGCATCTTGTGTAATGATTACAGTCAGGAACTCCCCATCCTCTGGGGTGTTGGGAGAGGAAATCTCAGTTGCCGCCGTAATGGTATAGGCAGTAGTAGTAGCACTAGCTCCCCCCTGAGCCAGAATTCCCCAATAGACTCCATCCGCTGGCGTGTGGTTCAGGTTAGGGTTGATCTTACTGATGAATGAAGACCCACCATAACTCACCACGTCGTAAGTGGTGTAGGTGGTTGAAGATGACCACACACCCTTCCACTTGAAGATGCTACTAGCCAAAGCGAAGTTTGACCCACTTATTCCTAGCATAGTCTCAATAGCAGTAATTGCAGTTTGTATCTCAGTGATGAATCCAGATACTAGCCGTGCTCGGACAGTAGCCCCAAGAGCATGTCCAATAGCAGTAGTCCCAAATGATCCGCGCACACACCCAGTAAGATTGTTGCCTGACCGGGCCGTGTAGGTGATGATCTCATCCTCAATTGACACTATCCCATTAGCTGAAGCGAACCCCGTAGTCCCATCTGCCAGTTGTAGAGTGGTGTCCCCACTCATGCACAGCGCGGCAAGTGTACTAGAACAGGACTTGGCGGAGAACACATCCACTGGAGTATGGAAAGTATCTATGTCGGTAGGATAACTCATACCTATTCTCCGTTCAGGGAGTAGTCATTCAACATTGGATCTTCAACCGTCTCAAGAGTCGGGTAACTCACTCGGTCCTTCCTGATCTTTGGAGCCTTGCTGCGGCGGTACCGGGTGTTCCCGGCAGAGGCGGCTGGGGAGTACCCACGGGAGTCAGGCATAACTGTAATAGCCATCCATGGATACTTGGTTGGGAAGTCAGTCAAGGGATCTAGGGAATTATCATCAGTCAGCATCCCATCAGCTCCAGACCCACCGAGGACTATAGCAAACTCCGGTTCGTTGCCCTCGGTCACGTCATTAGGATACACTACACCCAGTTCCAGCACGAGCCTAACATCCCCGGAGAATGAACACTCATCTTCAATAGTGGAGGAAGTCATGGACTGGTAGTAGTGACCTCCACTGGTTCCTCCAACTCCAATGCCAGTCCTCTCGAAATACACACCTCCAGCACCATCCGTCAAAAATGTCCTCCCCCAGATAAAAGACCCACCATATACTGGGACAGATGAAATCTGTCTGCCGTATGCTCCTAGGGTACACACTATTCCATTACGGATGTCCTGAGCACTGATGCTGGGGGATATATACTGTGCCAGTAGTTTCTTGTACGGAATCACTGTATATGTTCCTGCTGGCACTACTGCACTAATCTCAATCAGTCCAGATCCGTCAGGAGAGTCTGTCATCTCCGCGATGATCTCAGGTTCAGCCTCGGTCCAATACCCAGACTGGGGAGCATCTCCAACGTAGTTTCCAAATGAGGGTAAATACAACTGAACCCAGGGGCACTCAACCATTGCAGACCCCGATGGAAGGGCACAATCCAATCCATCAAATGGAATAAGGGGAGTGTCTCTCTTCCTAGCTATAGCAGTGCCTGCGGTTACATTCCGCGTATACAGGACAGGATTAGCCGAACCTCTCACCCTATACACACGGGATAACGAATCCTTGATTTGGTAAGGCCGCTCGAATGCGTCCGGGTCAGACAGTGAGACTGCAACACTAGATGACTCATTGAGAGTAACTGTGGCAGCTAGGGTTGTACTGTTCTCTGTGAAGGTCACGTGTATACCTCCACCGTAACATCCTCACCCGCCACTGTGCTCCCCACCTGAGTAGTCACCCAGTTCAAGAACTCACCCGGCAGCAGTGGAATCCAGGGCCACGTCCCATCATAGGGCTCCCGCCTATCCGCCGGAGGGTATCCAGGATCGTAGCTGAATAGTGCCCCCGCCGTTATCGTCAACGTTGACAGCGTGATCCATGTAGTCCCATCCGCACTCTTCCTGAGTGTAATGATTACATCATCCCCAGTGGGTGCCGTACTTACATAGGCAAATGCTGTCCTCAAGGGCTCTGCAAATTGCACAGACTTGCTGATGCTGCAATTGACTCCTGCCGCCGCTACCATAGTTCCAGCCTTCTGGAAAGTATAATTGCCACCGCAAAGGGTACGAATACCAGGAACAGACGCTTGAGCACAGTTGTACACTACCCAATCTCCATACCCATTGTCATTGTATGGCGCGGCTACGATAGCTCCAACAACTACACCGGGTATCTTCAGGTTAAATTCAGTGGGAACTTGACCATCTGCAAACCCCCCAGTTTGAGCGTTGAATAGGAATCTGGCCACTTGCCCCTTAAATATGTGGCACCCTGTGGCATGTGCTGCCATCATAGATTCAAAGGTAGCTTCACCCGCATCAGTACCGGGATAGTGTCGTTGGATTATCCATCCGGTTGTAATCTGTGCCCACTCATAACTCCCAGGTGTGCCGAACATAATCCAATCACCAGCGCCAAAACTGATAGTCGATGTCTTATCTGGGTTGATCGTGGCATCAATGGTAACTGGATCAGTGGTACTGTCTATACCGGCATTCAACTCAGCCCAGCAGTCTATGGTAGTCTCATCAATGTACACCAGATAGAAATCTATTCCAGTAATGCCATTGGGGATAGCCACATTGACGTTCTCGACCTTGATCTCCCCATATTCCCCAATCGCGGGAGTGAATGTGAGCCCAGATGGCAAGGAGCCAGATGTTCCACCACTTCCAGTAGTGGCCGTAGGGTTACCCATCTGATTTTTGCCCTGCTTACCCCACTGCCGGATGATTTCAACATCCTGCACACGGCGAGTAGCATCAATCAGGGTTACTGTGTATTCCAACTCATAGGGAGAACCTGCAAACTCTGAACTAGAGGCAGATACAGCATCTATGTAGTAAACCCCACTGATATCCGGCCATCCTGCTATTGCTACACTGCATGTCATGCCCGGATATAGACCATTCAAGAAGGTATTGAGTGTAATCTTTACAAGATCATCCTTCAACAGAGACACGTCGTTTACGGCTGAATTGTACCCAGAAACTAAACCCTGAGTTGTCCTGTCCTTGAACTTCTCATACCTTCCACTGCCTGTGGTCTCAATGGTGCGGCGGGCCTCAATAGCTACGGAATCTGCTGCTTCTGTGATGTCAACCCCAACGGGATAATACATCACCTTCAACTGATCTCCGGAACCTAGTGTTACCGTAGCTGCTGCCAGCCAAATAGCCTTGGTGTTCAGGTCATATAGGTAGTCGGAACTTGACTCTTCATCCCCCGCGCTAACTTCAACCCCATTCAGTTCCATCTTACTAAATTGACCCATCTTGGAATCCAAAAACCAAGACCGGGCGGTTCCGTCAGCAGTGAATATCTTCTCAGTGATCCCTATATCATCCAGCATGACTTGGGCCAATTGGACGTTCTGCACGTCCTCCCGGCTGGTAGTCACCTTTATCTCTCGTTTCTGAATGGCTGTGGAATTGAAATTGAATGGTGCAGAGACAGACACATAAGGCCCAAAGTAAATACTCTGATCCGGTCTAGCGCGGAACATGTATCCTTCATTGAGTCCTACAATACGAGTTATGGCATCATACACCGTACTGGGAGGATAGAATAACTCCTCATCCAGGACCGCTCCATTGGAGATATCTCCAACTCCGGAGGTAGTGAATCCTTCCGCATTGGCATATGTGTTAATGAGATCCTTGACTGCATCTCCTGAGTACACATTGTACACGAACGTGCCAGCAGTTACATTGACTGCATCGGCTAGCGTGAAGTGGAGAGGATCAGCGACCGCCGATACTACCCTAGATACCCCCTCAATGAGAACAGCCTTGCCTACCAGAGCCACATCATATACAGACCCATCAACCCACGCACCCTCACCAGCAGTGATAGTGGCATGTCCACTCAGGCTCCTATAGTGAGCTATGTCTCCGGTAGCCGCGTTCCGAGTGTACCTTTGATACAGCCGGGAATCATACCCTAGACAATCCAACTCTACCCATCTAGTTGTTGATCCCTCACAGATCCCCTCTCCAACAATGCTGTCCACTGACCCACGGAAAAGCAGCGTTACATCATCATCCAGGAACACTTCAACCTTCCAACCAATCTTGGGTTGGGTGTCAGTGTTCTCCAATATCAGTTTGAAGTTGAATTGAGCCGGTGAGCCACTCTGATCTGACCATGAAATACTAGCCACCAGAGCCGGTACAGCGGAGTCGTTAAGGTGAACATGGCAAGACTTAATCATGTAATCTTTACACCGCTTTTAGCGCCTTCAGTAGCCGTACAAACTCTTCCGGACTAGCTGTAGAAACTGTCATGCTAGCTATGTTGACTGTGGTACTCCCACCACCCCCACTGGTACCTGTGATCCGGTCGGCTAACATGTCAGCTTTAATCATGATGGTATTCCAGATCTCACCCATCCTGTCATAGATGTGATTGTACTGTGACCATTGATCGGCCCGCAGATTGGCCAAGTCATTGGCAGTTTGCAGGGTATGTAGGACAACCCTGTCGAGAGTTTTATTCGTCTCTCCAGACTGGAACATCCCGACTACTCCAGTGATAGCGGATATACCAGTAAAGACTGAGGTCAGTATGCCGGATACACTAGACGCCGCAGAAGACGCTGCGGAGGATGCAGCAGATCCAGTAGTACTTGCCGCAGTAGTCGCCGCTGTTGAGGTGGTCTGTGCAGCAGTGGTGGCTGCACTACTCACTGTTGATGTTGCTGCCTCCACCATTGCATCAGAAGCTACTTCTGATGCTAATTTCTCAACTGCTTCTGTTCCTCCCTTGGAAATTGACTTCCACACCTCTCCCAACACCGTAACTAGACTATGGGATTTAGTCTCTATACTGGACAGTGATTTAAGGAGCTTTGTTAACCCCTCTTCTATTAGAACCTTAGCAATGGTGTTAACAATGCTCTTAGCTGCATTCTTCCACAGTGTGTCCAGCTTGCTGGTAGTACTTTCTGTAGTGGACTCATAGTCGGCAGTACTCTGTGTGGCCGTCTCGATAGCATCGCTTATTTCATTAGCGGATATCGTGCCATTTCGTAACTCAGTGGCAAGTAGGGGTCCAGATGTCTCTCCGAAGTACTTGACTGCAATAGCATTAGCCTCCGCCGCAGTACCCGCAGACTGGATGGATTCGACTAGGCGTTTTAGAGCGCCCGCCGGATCAGAGTATGCGGATAGAGATTCGTAGGCTGATCGGAAACTAGTCACCAATGTGCTCTTACTATTGGATGAACTGGTGGAGGAGGGCCATAATGCCTCAAATAGACTGCTGGATATAGACGATAGGGCGCTGCTAACTCCTTTCCCTATCTGATTCTCCACATACTTCCAGGCAGATATCTGCTGCTTAGCGGAAGCCATAACTGCCGACTGCTCACGAGCTAACCTCTTATCAGTTAGTTCCCGAAGCTGATTATTCAGTGCCTCTGACTTAGATGCAAGCTCTGTGTCAACTGTGTCTTGGGTATCCAGCAGTTCCTTTTGTCTAGTTAGGTAGTTATTCTGTAGAACTTCAGCACGGGCATCTAACTTATCATAGATGGCCATCTTCTGATCCGCAGATATCTTACCAGTGGACTCTTCAAAGTCCGCAGTTTTCTTCTGCATCTCAATCAAACGCAACTGGTGCGCCAGTTCATTAGACTCAGCCGTCATCGCCGCCTGATTTCGATCTGCCTCAAGGCGCTGATTCAGGGAGTAGACGTGCTCCCGGACCCTCTCATCGAATGCCTCAGTATCCTTTAACTCTTTCTCCTGGATATCAGACTTCTTCTTGGATAGCTCCAACTGGATAGCCAATAACTGCTGAGCTACATCCTGTGCAGCCTTCTGCTCATCCCGCATAGCATCCAAGTCTACTATTTGGATAGTCCCCTCAACTCGTGCTACCTCTTCAGGTTTGGAGCCTTTTTTGGCATCTGCCAGTTCCTTTTGCAGAGCCGCTCGAATCATGTCCCGCTTGTCATGGATGAATCCAAGTTCCTGATCCAGGGATGCCTGAGCACTAGCCTCATCAAACACAGGAGTCTTAGCTGTACCCTGCTTCACAATCTCCAGCATCTCAAGGTTGTATTTGAGTTCATTGCTCTCAATAACCTTTTGCAGCCGGTATCGGGCCTCTGCATCCTGCTCCGCTTTACGCTGGGCCTTTTCTCTAGACCTCTCAGTTTTGCCTGTTAGCTCGTCTATCTGAGACTGGATAGTTGCCTGACGATCCTTTGCAGCCTCATACTCCCCCTGAGCTTTCTTGTACGCATCTTTAGATGGGAAAGTGTCTATATCTCGAAGTTCCTTACCTAGAGTTATGATCTTTCGATTAACTTCAACCAGATCCCGCCGCCACTCCACAAGAGTCTTACCCTCATCATTTAACTCTTGAATCATGGCTGCTATTTCAGGGTCAACTACTTGACCCTTACCACTTGTGTCAACCACCTTCCCGCCAGATACACCTGGTGTGGCAGCGGCAATCTTTTTATTACGACTCTGTAGCAGACCATAGAATGGATTGAGATAGGCGGCAACAGCCCCCTTGCTCATCTTATTCATCTCACGGAGAATTCCAATGACACTGTTAGCACCAGTTAATAGGGGAGTCCCCAGAAGTATCGCCACGTCGGTCAAGTTGTTCTTGAGAATGCTTAGTTGAACATTGAAGGGCTTGAGGTTCTCATTCTCAACCTTCCTAGTGGCCCCTCCCAGGCTAGTGAATCCCCCCTCTGCCTTCTCCATTGCTTGCCACATTTTAACGAACGTGGTTATATATCTGTCGGATCTGGAAGACAGACCTAGTAGCTCAGTGTTGTAGGCATTGGTCTTAGAGCTAGTGGTAGCCACCTTCTCTGCCAACTGCCTCATCACGTCGGATAGTTTTATACTGCCAGTTGTAGAATCCGTTACTGTAACATTCAACTTGTCCCACTCTGCCTTGTGCTTCTGTTGTGCGCTGGTTATAGTAGTAATGACACGAGAATATATCTCCCCGGCCCTAGACCCATCCGCATTCTGTAGTGTCAGTCCATGGAGGGCGGCAGCTACATCTTTAATATTGATGTTATATTTTTGAGCCAGTGGTCCCGCAGCAGCTAGGGCCTGGGCAAATCCCTCTGCACTCTCACCGCCAAGCTGATTAACCCGAGTGAGGATATTAGAGACGTGCTCCAACCCCGCGTAGTTGTCCTTGATGTTCTCACTACTCAATCCAAAGGCACGCTGTACAGCCGTTAGGTGCTCAATGGACTTAGCTAAAGTGGTATTGTGTGCTACTGCAAAGGATGCGAATACCGGCCATTCACCAAGAGTCTGGGAGGCACTGTACCCGCTTTCCTTCATATCCTTGAATGACTTGGCTACTTCCTCCGCACTGAATGGTAACTGAGTGGACCACTCACGGGCCGCTCCTCCAAGTACCTCTTTCATCGCAGATGAGAACCCCCGCATGTTGGAGGTTGCGAGAGTCAGAGCCTTGTCAAAGTCTGCTGTCTCCTTAGCTGCTAGTCCAAGACCAATGGCTGCGGCACCAACCCCAGCAGCTTCAGTACCAGCAGTTAATAGTGAGGCTGCGTGCCCAGCTTGATATCCGCCAGCCAAGTAGGATGTGTTGCGGAGTGCAGCTATTCCCCTATTACGGAGTACCGTCTTCTCCCTCTCCGCAGCAGCTACAGTGGCAACTCGTTGGGCCTCAATTCTAGCCTCAGCTTCCGCATTACCAAGTTCCGCCATAAGTATTT